TTCGTTTTTTATTTTTTTATTCAGTATCAGAAGATACTGTTTGAGTTGTATCGTAATATGTAACTTCACCAGTAGCTTCATTAATTTCACCAATTACTTCATAAAAAATTGATGATGCCTCTAGATTTGCAATACCGATTTCAACATGATTTAAATTTTTGGCATTTACTGGAGCCTTACCTTCGTAGACAGGCATTGTGATTTCTCCTGTTGCTAAATTAACAGAACCAGGTGTTTTTAATGTACCATTTTCAAAATTTATTGGTTCATATGGTGTATAACTAAATCTTTGAATATTTAATTTTATTTTATTTTTCATTTTCTGAATCCTCTATTCTTTTTATTAATTGTTCTATTTTTGAATTTAATTCTTTTATAGACTGCCAAGCAATACTGCACATAGCATATAAATCCACCCCATTACCTTGTATTATTATATCTGGTGTATTATATTTACTGCCAATTACTAAACCTATATGCTTCTTATCTTTATCATCCTGTACTTTTAAATGATATTTATAAATGTCTGCATTCTTTATTATTGAAAGACCATTTTCAAATCTTTCAAAGTTTTTCTTAATGCTTTCTAATGATGTCTGTGTCAACGCAGGAGTAGTTATTCCGTCCTTTGCTATTATTGTTGTTTCAGTTGAATTGTTATTTCCTATGGAAACGTATCCGCTATCATCAGAAGGAGAATTTGCGATTAATACAGTTTGCTTGCCATTTTTTTTAAGTATTATTCCTTCGGAATTATATTGAGTAAAAATATGATCATTTTGTGAATTTATTATTTTTATCGCTGAAAGCGATGAGTTATCATCTAAAGTAATACTTCCACCAGAAATATTTATGTTATTCATAGTTGCATCATTGCAAGTCATATTTCCATTTTCGTCAACTTTAAAATTAGTACTATCAATTTCAATATTCTTGGCAGTTAAATTAATAGTATTACCAGCAATAATGTTTAAAATATCATTGGCTGTAATCCCTAATTTATTGGCTAATATAGTAATTTCTTCAGGACTCATATTAATCTTTGAAATTATTTCATCTTCTCCTACTTTTTTAGAAACAGAAAGCATTATTTCGTCATATGTCTGTTTTATTGTTGTTTTCATTTCTACTTTACTAGCAAAATACTTGTTCATTTCGGCATTTGTTAGATATTCTATTTTCATATTAAGATTGATGAATTCTTTAATATAAATATAATTAATACCTTCAAACAATTTAATCTCAGGCAATACTAATTCTTGAGTTTCTTCTGGCAATAATTTTTTAAGAACACCATATTTGTCGATATAGCATCTTCTAATAATCGAACCTACAAGTTTGTTTTCGTCATCAGTTATAATTTTTAATTCATCATAAGTATCATCAATTGATCTTAGAGGACAACCAATGTCTATTGAGTATTGTCTTAATTCACTTGACGGGCTTTTTCTTTCTTGCTTGTCAATGCATAAAGTTATTTTCACTATTCACAACTCCCTTCTGTAATTCCTAATGGATATAAATCATTCCTTGGATATAATATATCAGTAGGATAAAAATATAAAATTTTTTCTGTATTTCCTTGTATGTTAAAAGAAACAGGTTGATATTCCAGACTGTTATCCAATTCTAGCTGATTTTTTCCCTCAGCTTCATCTAAAAAATTGTATTTATGTTCTACTTCACCAGTAATGCTATCTACATCTATTTCTAATTTAGCCAGCTTATCCGAATTTTCTTTATTTTCAGTGATTATATCCTGAATTAAACCTGAATTTTTATCTGCTTTTCTTTCCACTCTCATAACATCATTTTTTAAATTAGATGCATATTTTATTTGAGTAGATGATTCTGATATTTTATCTGCAGATAAGGTTATTTCATAATTGTCATCATTTTCTAAATTTCCACCTAACCAACCGATTTTTTTAGTCATTATTGGAGCTATTAGTTCATTTCCCCAAATATCAACGAACTTTATTTGTTCACCTAATCTTATAGATAATTTATTATTGATTTGCTGACTTCTCATACTAAAAATCAAATAAGAAAATCCCTTTACTTGATTATAGACAGGAATTCTAGTAGTATATCTTAAATCTTCTGTACTAGAAGTATCTTGTGGATCTAAAATATAATTATTGTTAATTCTAAACTCTACAGGATTACTTGGCTTTTCTTCTGGGTAATACACATTATCTTCAGTATCTCCTCTTCCTAACACAACCAAATTAATTGGAGATGATTTTTGCTTTTCTGTAGTTAATTCTATCCAATCATTCACGGTATGAATTTTATCAGTGAACCATACAAAATAAAATTTATCGTTTTTATCTGTAATAACTGCACTTGCACCAGCTTGTGCTATCATTTTAATAACAGTTCTATTACTTGAACCATTTTCAATATAAGGTTCCTCATTTAAGATTAAGTCACTATTTGGAAAATCACTATCATCGTATGAAACATCACAGCTGTCAAAAATAGAATTTCTATAAGCTTTTAAAGTGCATGGAAATTTATGCTTTGTACTATCATATAGAGTATCTAATTTATATTTAATATCATAGCAATTTAATTTAATACTTACTTTTTCCTGAACAGGTTCTACACTATAAATATAAAAGGATCCATGAACTGTTTTTATCCATGAATCCTTATATACGCTATATTGATTACTATTATTTAATAATTGAATAGTTGCTTTTCCTAATTCACATGTACCAACAACATTACCATCACTAATCATAGTAGTTTCATATTCAAAAGACTGTATAGCTGAATTGTTTATGTTTTTATATGTCATTCAACATTCACATCCTCATACCCTGAAAATTCTATTGTAAAAGCTTCATATTCTATATTATCGGTATTATTATCTTCTGGAATTTTTTTCCATGCTGGATTAGGTTTTTTTGCATAAAATTTTCTAGTAATAAATCTATTTTCATATTTTTCAAAATATCTAATATTAATTGCTACTTTTCTTAATAATCTTAAAAGTGGGTACAATTCTTTTTGAGTTAATGATTTTATAATATCAAGAGTTGCTGCTGGAACCTCGGCACATCTTACACGACTAAGAGCTCCAGTTAATTTTCCTCTTTCGGCACTTGCCTCTAAATCATTTAAATATGGTCCTTGTGTTCCTTCCTTAAGCCATTCATATGGAATTTCAAAATAATCAGAGCTATCATCTATATTTATAATTTTAATTTTATCCATATCTAATCACTCCTTTATGCACTAACAAATAATTGCTTTCCCATTTCTCTTTCAGCCATTCTAACTGCTTCAACGACAATTTTAGAAAATTCCTTATTACCAAATTGTGCAACTATTGTTAAATTTCTAAATACTATTTCTTTTTCATCATTATTAAGTCCAGAAAGAGCACCCATAAATTCTTGCATTACTTCCCTATTTGCTTGTTTAATTGTTTCAAGTGGTGCCTCAATATTAGTTCCATGCTTTTGATCTCCTAGCATAGCTAAGAATTTATGTCTCGGTGGAATTACATCACCTTCAGCTAATTGTGGAATTTGAGGTACACTTATTGTTTTTATTATCTTCTTAAATGGAGATACACCTAAAATAGAAATATCTCTAATTTTAGTAAGAGCTGTATTAATACCATTGAATGGAATACTTACAACTTTATTAATTCCTTTAATAATTGCATTAACAACTGTTTTAAATCCATTAATAATTCCATCTTTTATACCATCAAATATTTTACCACCTGTACTAAATACCTTTTTTACACCATTCCATGCATTAGTAAAAGTATCTTTGAAAAATTTACCAACAGTGCTAAATACAGATTTAATTCCGTTCCATGCATCAATTGCACCATTTTTTAAACCATTCCACATTCCAACAAAAAAATCAGCTATTGGTTTAATAACATGATCATAAAACCATTGACCAGCTTTTCCTAAAATATCACATATTTCATCCCAATATTTAATTATCAGTGCGACCAACGCAGTAATAACTGCTATAGCAAGCACTATCCATGCAACTGGATTAGCTGCATCTACTGCTAGCATCGCAACAGCAACTCCTGCAAGTATAAGGGCAAGTCCTGTCAATATAGTAGAGAAATTCTCCCACGAAGGATCATTCATGAAATTAATTATTCCTTGAACTAAAGTAACTATTCCAGCAATGATTAAACCGATTCCAAGTGCCATTATTCCATCTAAGCCTAATTTTATTAAAACTAATCCAGCTGCAATACCAGCTAATAGTCCTAAAATAACCTCTTTATTGTCCACAACAAAACTTTTAATTTGATTTAAAATATCTAATAATTTTTGACTATATGTTATTTCACCACTATAATCAACACTTGGACCGTTTGCACTTCCAGAACTATTATCAGAAACAACCTCAAGATTATCAAAACTAGCTAAAGCTCCACTTGCTTTTTCTCCACTTTTTTTCGTACTATCTAATGCTTTTGTTAATCCTTTTGCCTGATTTTTGGCATCTTCTAAGCTTGTACCAAAAAGTCCTGATACAAACATAGCTAAAGTACCTGTGACCTTTGATAGTGCATTCATTAATGAATTAATTGCAGGCAAACAGGCATTGTAAATTGGAGCAAACGCAGTCATCAAATTTGCTTTTATTTGATTTAGACTAGATGAAAAATTATCATCAGTTTTAAGCAAACTGATAAATCCATTTCTTAAATTAGTAAGACTGTTTCTTAACAAATTAAAAACCATAGCAGTTCCTATCAGTTTAGTCATTCTAGATTTGAATTTATCAATTTTTTTACCTATATCATTAAATCCATCGCCAAAATTTAATAAGTGTTTTCTTTGAAATGCTTCAGCAATTTCATTTTTTGTTTGATTAGCTTCTTCTTTAGTTTGACTTAGTTTGCTATTCATCACTTCAAGTTGTTGAGATAATTGTTGAACCTCTACTGAATTACCAGAATTTAATTTTGTTTGTTCAAGTTCTTGTTTTAATTGTTGAGCTTTATCTTTAGCATTTTCTAATTGTGTAGCAAGTTCTAAACTTTTACTATCTAAATTTCCTTGTTCAACCTTAATTGATGCAACATCATCAGTTTTACCTAATCCTTGTGCAAATTCCAAATCAACTTGTTTTTGTGAAATTTGCTCAATTGTTTGATTGTATTGTTTTTCTAAATCATCAATTTCTTTTTCGGCTTTCTTAAGCCCATTTTCTAATGATTTTACACTTGCTGGTTCTTTATTTCCACTTACTAATTCATCCATCTTAGCTTTTACTTTAGAAATAGCTAGTTCTTGACTTTTAATACTATCAACGGACCTATTATATTTATCAATTAATTTTTCAGTGCTTTTTTCTAAATCTTTGAAATCTTTAGTTATCTTTTGATTATTTAATTTAGTATCTACAATTACAGCACCTTTTTTTATTGCCAGTATACCACCTCCTATTTTTTAGTTTTATGAAATTCTTCAAAAAATTCTTTTCTTGCTTCTGATTGAATATTAACTTTCTCTAAATCTACTAAATCCTTAATTTTTTCATATTGTTGTTTCTCTTCTTTTGTTAATTTACCTTCAGCTTTTCTTGTACGATAATATACAAGTTCACCAAACATACACTCACTTGACATATCCATAAAAAAACTAACAAATTTCCACCAGTGCAGATTCGGTTTTTCATCAATATCAATGTGATGCGTAGAATTAATACCAGTAAAGATATAATTTGCATCTTTATTAAATGAATAAACTCTAGATTTAGTTTTATTTGAAGAATAATCTTCTCCACAATCTATAAACTTAATTGCCTTAGAAATAGCTTCTTCTATATCTTCTTGTGGAATTTCGGTTTTATATAGATTTTCAATCATTATAAATACTTTTTCTTCTTGAGTTAACTCAGAATCTTCAAAAGCAAGTAAAATATTAATAACAGTACGATAATCATAATTAATATCATAAATATTATCATTGACCATTATTTTTGTAGGTAATGATGAAGTTAAAATGTTCATTATTCCATCACACCATTAGATGATTTTTTATTAAGATATTTATTCATTTTTGTTTTACGAGCTTCTTTTACATAAGGCAAAATATATTCAATTAATGGCATTACACTTAAAACATCTTTTGTACCACCTGTAAAAATATTTATGGTTTCTTCTCCAAAAACTTCTGATAAATTATTTAGAACGCAGTCAACTGCTTTTTCTTCAATATCAAAACCTTGTTCTATTGTTTTGAACGATTCAGATATTTTTTCAAAATCCTCTATTGTTTCTAAATTTTCAGTTGGAATTTTTGGCATATCACCCATAGATTTTAATTTATTTAAGCTATCTCCTAATTCATTAACGATTTTAGTTAATTTACTCATGATTCTTGAATCGTTAGGATTAAATTTTATTTCTCCTAATACATTTCCGTCTTCATCTTTGATTTCTTCTCTAACAAAATTATTTTTTACTATTAAAGCCATAGTTCAACTTCCTTTCATAAAATTAAAAAATAAGAGGGTGCGTTTAGGCACCCTCAATTAAGCTTCTGTTGTAGCAGTAAATGCTTTTGTAGATGTACTGAAAGTTCCATGTGTTTTATTTCCACACCAATTCAAAGTAATTGGACCATTTAATTTTGTAGTGTCTCCACCCCAAGATTTTAAGTCAACAATTGCATCTTCAGTAAATGCTCCATATGAGCCATCTGACTGTTTATCTGCTAATGTAACTTCCATACATTGTAATTTAGCTTTATCGCCTACTAGACCATATTTAAACATTAAATAAAGAATAGCTGATAAAGTATCATTACCACGAATAGCAATAGGATCTATTTCAGTAGTTTGTGCTCCACCAGAATGATCAATATTAGTTTTACCTAATACATTCTTTTTTGCATCAATTTCGTTGTTTAATTCACGAGTTATTTCATCATTATCTTCACCAAATGGTACCCAAACAGGACTTTCTCCATAAACGATTCCATTCTCATCACATGAAGTAATATTTGAATTGAACATTGTAACATGATCTTCACGATTAAATTTTCCTGTTCCATTTAATAAACTTAATGCCATATACTATCTTCCTCCTTTTTTTCATATAGCAATTTGCAACTCATTTGATATCTAGCGATTGTATTTTCTTTATTTGTTCCATATAAATAACCTGGAGTGGTTGCCTCTATTGAAATAGCAGTTTCTCCATCATTTAATTTAGGTAATACTTTCTTTTTAGTATTTTTATAAAACCATTCCTCGATTTTTTCAAATAAGTCTAAATTTTCAATATTTTGAGTATCTACTAATGGATTAAAAAAAGAACGACTAGCAATTATAAATTGGCATTGGCGTTCCGTTTTTGTTCCTAATACATTCTTTTTCAAAATTGTTGGTGCTTCCACCTTTTCTAACGACCAATACTCAAAGTCGTTATCTCCCATATTTAAGTAATCTACATTTATTTTAGATAATTCACTCAAATATGGACAATCATTCATATATTCTTTAATGCACTCTATGATTGGTTTACTCATTTTTACCTCCGTTAACAATATTCTGTACTCCATTTAAGAGCTTGTCCATTTCATTATCAATCATTCTATCAAACCAATGATCTTTCTCATTTCTCACATTAGCTAAATCTCTTTGCCTTGGGTCCATTATTTTAGGATATCCTTTTCTACTAACAAACTTTTCAATTGGTCCATCCTTATCATCAAACGATATTTTTCCATTGCGGATAGGAAATGCACCAACTTTTGCTATAGGGTCAACCATTAGTTTTCCTTCGTAAAGATAGTTAGCATCTGGAGTATTCCAAATAACTAATCCATTGCCTAACTTAGTAGAATTTATACTGGATTGGTATAAATGGTTATTGCCATTGTTTGGTAAATATGGTTGACATTTACTAATAACAAAATTATCAATATATTTTTGTACTTTGCCACCTTCATTTAGTCCTACTGATTTCATTAATTCACCAGTATCAGGTAAAATAAGATTAGCTTTAATTTTCAATTAGTTACCTCGATATTATGAAGTACTAAATCTCCATAAAGGTTTTCAGATACTGTTTTAATCATAAACCAGTCTACTGAGGATTGTTGTAATTCTTTCAAATCACTTATTTCTTTATATTCATTTAGAACAATAATATCGTTTTCTCTTAAAGTATAGGTATCATCAGAATTATCAAAATCTTGTTTAGATTTCCACTTTTCTAATGCTATGTTAGAAAATATTACATCATAGGCATTTGTATATTTATCTCCCTTACCTTCTTGAGAAATTATTTTCTCTTTATGATAAAAAACATTATTAACAAATTGCCTATGATAAGTAACCTTATCTTTTTCTTTAATAACATTAAAAACAGTAACAGTATCTTCAAACATTGAAAACACCTCTATACATCAAACCAGTATTAACTAAATATCTATAACAGATTTTGTAGCAATTATATTCGAGTTCTTCAGGAGTCAAAATTTCTTTTTCTTGAAAAGTTTTATTATTAACATAAGTAACTGAATGAGGTCCAACTGTTTCACTAGCCTTAGATTTATCATCACTGATTATTTTTTCTTTTAAAATGCTTTGTGAATATATAAGTTCTGCAATTTCACAGGCAGTATTTCTTATATTATCATCTAGAATTGTCTCATTAATTCTATTTGAAGTATATTGGTTTATTTTACTACTTGCTTCAATCACACTTTTTTGAAATGAAGATTCAGGTATGCTAGAACCTCCATAATTCTTAGAATAATATTCATAATCTACTAATTTAGTTAGCATACCTATCATCTCCTATTCTGCTGATTGTTCAGCTTCTTTTTTTGCTTTTTTATCTGCTTTCTCAGGTGCCTCAATAACTTTTTCAGTTAATTCAGCAACTTTTTTGTTTAAATTATCAATAATTTCTTGAAGATTGTCTTTTTCTTTGTTTAGTTTAACATTTTCTACAGTTAATTCAGCAACTTTTGAATTTAATTCTTTATTTTCTAATTCAACTTTAGAAACATCTACAACACTTTTATTAATGATTTTGTTTGCTCCCATTCCAATAAATGTACTCATTTTTCCTCCTATTATGCTTTATAAGAACAATAAACACCGGCTAATTTATTTTCATAAACATGGCCATATAAATTGTTATTACGATATTTAAATACATTGTCATCACCATCTTGATCTTCATCTGGTGTAAAGTATTTAATAAACTGTTCCATATGAACTACTGCAGCACTCTTTTCTACACATAAGAAATTGATTTCCTTACCTGCTTCACTTACTAATTCATAATAATCAGTTCCTGAAGCTAAAGAATCACCAGTAAATTTTGTATATGTGTTTCCTGATTTAGTATAGTAAGTTTTTCCTGTTTGTTTTGTGGTATCTTCTGTTTTTTCATATACATCTTTTGCTTTGGCATAACCATATTCAGTTTTACCTGTTTTTAACTCAATTTTTGTATACATTCTTGATTGTGGTACTTCAATGATATTAGAAAACTTACTTAAAACTTCTTTTGATTTAGTTGTATCTAAATCTGAAATTGTTCCCCTTAGTGTTGGTGTGATAAATAAAATTCTGTTTTCTGGATCTACTTCATCTTCGTCCATCTTATTAGAACAAGCACGTAATGCACTAATAACTGCAGCACCATCTGATAAAGTCTCAGCTTTTGTACTGATTCCTTCAGTACCAGCAATTTTAGCAATACGAGCTGCATCAGTTTCAGGTACAACTTTTGTTCTAATAAATTCGCTAGATAATTTTGCAAAAGGAAGTTTTAATGCTTCTGCATTGTCTAATCTGTCAATGCGTAAGTCCTGAGAACGCTCTTTATCATATTTGATAGTTTCCCATCTAAAAGTAGTTGAACCTTTAGTATAACCATCGTTTCTAGAAAAGTCTCCTAGAGCATCCATATCTAATTTTGCAACTTTAATTTCTCCGTTGTCGCCACGTTTCATTGTAGCTTCATCACCTTCTAGAATTGAAGTTTTAGAAGCTTGTTTGTAAACCTTATCAAGTAAAGGTAAATAAATTGTACTAATTTCAATATTGTTCATGTTTAATTCCTTCTTTCTTTATTTCTTTTCTTCACTAAGTCCCATGATTTTCATAACTTCGTCCATAGAACCTACATTATTTTTTGGAGCTGTTGGAGATGCCGTAAATTTAGGATTTGCAACATCACTAAGAAAAGCCCCACTATCCTTTTCTTTTAATTCATTAAGCCATTCAGAAGCTCCTAAAAATTTATTAGATTCTTCATCATACTTAAAGTCTTTTGCATTAAATTGAGCAATTACTCCTGCTTTAGCACTTTCACTTGCAAATTTAATGTCATTAAAAAAAGCATTAGTTCTTTCATCTCTAATACTCTTTTCTTTTTCAGCTTTTTGATTAGCTTCCATTTCTTCATATTTTGTTTTCCAATCATCAGCTGATTTTTTGATACTATCAATATCCATATCTTTATATGATTGAATAGTATCATTAGCAGTTTTTAATTGATTTTGGTAATTACTTATTGTCTCATTCAAAGTTTGTTTTACTTTGTCCGTTTCAGTAGTAACTGTTTTACCATGTTCAGCTAAGATAGCTTTAATTTCTTCGCTACTTAATTTTACTTTTCCTTCACCAATTTCTAAACTTTCTAAATAATCTTTCATCTATTATTCTCCTTCCACTTTTTTACAGAGGTTTAGTCCTCCTAGATTTTTAGATATACCTAATTCTTTCAAGTCTTTATAGGTAGACCAAAAAAGCCGATATTTCTATCGACTTGGTGCCTTTGTAGGAATTGCACCTACTATAACTATTAAGGCATATAAAAAGCACTCTATTTTTGAGTGCTATCTTCTATTTCTTTTGCTTTTTTTCTCAATTCTTCATAATCTATTGAATTTATTTCACCTTTTGCAAATTGTTCTTCTGCTTCTTCTACAAGTTTTTTTAATATTCCTGTAAGAGGTTCGCCCATTTCCATAACAACAGGTTCATATAATCTATTTTTTTCTTTTCCTTTTGGAATACCATTAAATTCCATTATAATTCCTCCATATCTACGAATAGTTTACCATTCACATAATATTTTTTCAATATTTTAAAACTTGTATTTCTTTTAAGTAATAACTCTTGTTCATTTTTATTTATCATACTTATATCCTTAGCAGTTTTACACTTCATTATAAGTCTAATATTATCCTTTTCATCATAAATATCCTTAGACATAGAAATAAAAGACTTGAATTTAATCTTTCCACTAAGACTAGATAAAGATTTAATAAATTCATTATAATTATCCTCATTATCAAAAAATAAAGAACGATTAAATATGCCTTTACTATTGGGTATTTTATCTAACACACTATCTAAATTTTTAACAACATTATTTAATCTATCATCAAGTGGATAATTATTTCTTAATGCATCATTTATAATGTATGAATCTGAGCTTATGTATGAATTTAATGAGTATTTTTCATCTTCTGTTAAACTTGAAATCCAACTATTATTAACATATTCTTTATTGTAGTCTCTAACTAGATTGTTTTTTTCTAAGAATGAATTATATTGTTTATCTGTATAAACATACTCATTATTTATCTTCTTATATTCTTCTTTATCATTAAGTATTTGGGAATTAAGTCTTTTATGTTTTAAAGTTCTTATTTTTCTAGCATAATAGTTTCTTTTATCAAGTATCTCTCTTACTCTAGCATTCTCTTTTAAATCAATTTGTTTTGGTATTTCTTCCCATTCCCAAGTAGGTCGCATATTATGATAACAATTTATACCTTTCAGTCCTAGCATTTCACCATAACCTGTCTTTTCATATAGATTATCGTATTTGTCATTAGAACCGTCTATCATATACTTTTTTCCTTGCCATTCACAATGTGCTTCATAATCGTTTTTCATATATGGAGTTCTCACTCTAGCCCCTAAATGTTGATCTACATAAACTAAATTGGTATCAAGTTCTTTTGCGTGTTCTAATTCACAATCTCCTACTAATTTATTCATTCTAGTAATAACATCTCTTCTTGCTACTGATTCTATTGATAAGCTTGTACCATTTTTATAATGGACTGCTTTAATACCTTTTTCTGCAAATTCATCTAATGCCCTCTTGATAGACTCTGTATAAGTATAAGTACCACTAGCAGTTTCAATATAAGCTTTATTTAATATATCTTTATATGCTTTATTTGAACCCTCTATAGCTTTGGTTTGAATTAGATTCATAATGTCTGATGTATCCTTTATTGCTTCACCAATTAAAGATTTTATTGCTTGACTTTCATATAATGAAATAGGATTTTTATTTAATAAACCTTTTTCATAATATTCATTCAATTTATCTAAATTATCAATATGATTTCCACAATTATTGGCTAATTCTTCAATTATTTTTTTTAATTCCTGTTTATTCTTTTTGAATGCTTTTAAATTATCTTTGTCTAATAACTTTAATTCAGCTAATTTATCGATATACCATTCTAAAGACCCTTTGACACTATCATAATTATCGATTCTTGATAATATATTATAGATCAAGTCCATCTCTATGTTATTCATGAGTTCAATTAATGGTACAAGAAGCTTTTCAAACTCTAGCTTGGTCATTATTCAGCCTCAGGTGAATTATCTTCTTTTTCTTGAGTTATTTTACGATATTCAACTTGTTTTTTAACAAATTCTATTGCATCTTTTTCTTTCATATTACGAGTTTCCATAATATATTGAACATCACTGGTAATATCGGCATTTCTTTCAACAAGTGCTTGATTTCTAGAACTATCCTTATCAACCAATATGCTATCGTCCCAATCATATTCTACTGTATAATCCGTTCTAACTGGAATTCCATATAATCTGCATAATACATAGATACCATAAATTAAATCATCAAAAGCATTTTGTAATACTGCTTGTATATCAGAAACAGTTACATAATAATCTTGTTTAGATTGTTTCATTTCTGTAGCCGTTTTTTCTATTGCTTCAGGTTTTGCTAAAGTTCCATGTGATAAATGACAAGCATTTTCTGCTTGAATTAAGTATTCGTTTAAACCATTAAATAATGGATTATCTCTTATTTCAGGGCTAAATATATCTAATGATTTAACTTTTGTTTCGTCTAAATTCCATTTTCTGAAATATCTTTCTTTTCCTCTAGGAAGTTTAGTTTTTCCTTTACTATCTCGAGGCAAAATGCTTTCATCAATATCTACAGCAAGTTCAGTTCCCTCATATTCATGAAGAATTCTTGAATACTGAATATCTATTTCTTTTAATATTCCTATTGCATTATGATAGATTGGTTGTCCTATTGGACTAGAGTTGTCTAGATCGTTTGTTGTAGGCATCGTAGCAAAACCACCAAGAATTCTATCAACGCCCTCAATACCTTGTTCTTCTTTTATATCTTTCCATTTTGGAACATTTTCTAATGGTATTTTTTTAGATAGCACTACACCATCAAGTCTTCCTTCATAGCAAATGTTTTTAATTGTAAGTGTTGTACCTTTTAATTCATTATATTCTAATCTTGTATATACATCTTGTCCTTTTGTTATCTGATCTATCAATATATATCCAATTAAGTTATCGTCGTCGTCAAAGCTTACAGGAATAAATTTATCAGCTTGAATAACATTTACTTTGATATTTTTTCCATCAAAATAAGGCCTAAAAAAAATCAATGATTTTCCAAGCATTGATTCTGTGTATTTTCTTTTCTTCTTTAATAATTTTTGATAGATATTATCAATATAAGGTTCACTGCAGGTACTTTTATATTCAACCGTTACTGCTTTAGCAACTTTTTCGCACATCGTTCTAGCTACATGAAGTGACTTTGTATTTTCATCTAACCAAGGTTCACATTTATTATATATTTTGTTCCACTCCTGAATAGCGTCTAATATATTTTTACTTGTTTGCATATCTAAACCAAAATCACTAACTATTTTATTATAATCAAACATTTTATGCCACCATCCTTTTATTTTGTCTATAATACCAGTAATCATTCTTCATCATCTCCAATCATAGGAAGTAAAGATTTAATAAATTTCCAAATTCCCATAATCAAATATCTAGTTGCATCTTCGCAGTGATCATTTTGCTTTATAGGAACCTCTTTTCCTTTATCTAATAAATCTGCATCATATCCATACATATACATTTCTTCCTTCAAGTGCCTCTGCTTAGGGGAAATAAACAATCTCCTAAATGATAATATTTTCTGAACTCTTGATATTCCTAAAGCCACATCATTTTTGGCATCTTTAACTATTACATCAGGACATAATCTTTTTATTTCTTCTTGCAATCCTTTAGCAGATGGATCAATAAATACATATGTTACCTTTAATCCTGTTTCTTTTTCCAGGTTGTTTTTAAATTCTTTAAAATCTTGAGCATAATCGCTGGGAGATTTTTGTTTTCCAGTGTCTCTTCCAGAATAATAATATTCATCAATTCCTCGTACGCATATATCTTTGTAATCGATTGCAAAAGCTTCATAAGTAGTTGCGTTCATTTGTCCATAATCGACGCCTATATTAATCTCTTTCATATTTTTATAATCTTCTTTAGTGCATTCTTTTATGTGAATGTCTTCATTAAACATATAGTAGATTAATTCATCGATTCCTATGCATAATCCTAACCATAACCACTTATACATCTTCTCATCTAGTTTTTCTAATATTTTAGCTGATGATATTAATTTCTTACCAAGCCAACTTTCAGGAACATCTCTGTAATCAACATGTATATGAATGCAATCTTCTCTAAGTACCATTTTATTAAGCCATTCCATTATAGGAGCTTTAGGATTTTTAGGTGGATTGAAATAATATTCCATAACGAATTCTTCATCATTTCCACGAATAAATGTTGCCTCTATGTTTTGAAGTTCATCTTTTCCATCGCCTTTGTCGAAAAATTCTGTTAACTCATCAAGTTCAACTAATACAATAGGTCTATCTTCGTCTATCATACCTTTTGTATCATCTATTGAATCATTACCAGTAAAATAAATGGTATTACCAGTTGGAAGATATGTTATTTGCATTGGACTAACTGTTATCTTAAATTTATTTTTAGGAATATGTAATCTACTAATAGCTCTTTTACATTCTGCAAACACTGTCTTTTTTAATTTGTTATGAAACTTACGCATAATAACAACCGAACCAGGTTTTGGAGATATTATTCTTTTTACCGCTCTTAAAGCACCTCTACTTGATTTGGTACCAGCACGCCCACTTGTATAAATTTGATGTGTATGACTAATATCATTAAAATTAGCATAGTATTTTGGAATAATAAGTTCACTTAATTTAACTATTATTTTATTGCTTTGGGAGATCATCGATAATTATTACTCCTTCATCATCATTGGTTTGTGGTTTATCTTGTTTTTCACGCCATTTATCAGGTTTTCTATTCTTTAGCCAAAACGCTATTGCTCCTGTATCTGGTGGGATATGAACATCTTTTACTAAATCATGGACATAGCCATCTTTATCAACCTTTTGTTCTTTTATTTCAATTGTATATCCAAGTGCTCTCTTAAACAGTGCATTCTCTACTTGATAATCTGCTACTTCTTTTCCTTTTTTTAAAGACTGACATATCTGAAAATATTCTTTCTTCCAACGATAAAGTGTTCTATCACTTATTCCTATATTTTGAGCTATTTGTATATCACTTAATCCATCTCTAGCCCAGCCTTCTAGTAAAGCTAGGTTTTCTTCAGTTAGCCAATCCTCAGCTTTACTTATAGCCATAAACTAATCTTCCTTATTTTTTTCTTTTTGAGCTTTGACTACTATTCCTAATTTTGATAATTCATTATATCTTTCTTTAGTAATTTTGTACCTATCGCCTTTTTGAAGTAATTCTCCTTCATTAAGTAATATTCCTTGCTTATTTCGAACAATTTCAATCTGTTTATTTTTATTTTCTTTGTCTTTAAAATTATTTATTAATACTTCTACTTCTATCATAAATAATCCTCCTTCTTAAAAATGGTTGTGGGAAAAGGAATCGAACCTTTTCTATTAGCTACTGAAACTAAATATGCTGCCATTACATTATCCCACTCATTTTTTTCTTCTTTCAGCTCTGTTAGGTTTCCTCTGACATTTAATAGTTTTATTTGTCATTAGATAAATAAATGGACTTGCGATAATTATTACCAACGCTACTTCATTTAATCCCATAATTACACCTCTTTAATTTCAATTTGATAAATGTATGCCATTAATTTTTTCTTAATTTTATAAACTTCTGTACGATAACCCTTTGTGTCTTCTACTATTTCTTTGCCATTCTGCTTATAGGTAAAATCAGCTATATAGCTCATATTTCTATATCTTTTTTTATTCAAATTAAAAGCAGGTACCAAAATATATGATACTTGCCTTTTTAAATCAGTTATTAACCCTGCTTTTTGCATTAATAGTAATTCTTGATATCTTTTTGCTTCTTTTTTAGAATCAAATTTTATTTCATTTACTACTACTTTTTGATTTTTGTATTTAGATTTAGTTTTTTCTTGCCCAGTGCAAGTATTAAACTCAGGACATATTTTGCATAGCCCTTTCATACAATTTTTTGAATTCATTTTATTTCCTCTTTATTCTTTGTTCTATATTATTTTCTTCTTTGTATTCTTCTTTAAATATCAATAAATCTTCTATGCCGTAAATTGTTTTAAATGGTATGTCAGCATTTAATATTCTGTCATGCTCTATTATTAGGTATTGAGCATTTACTTCTTCTTTGATTTTAGTTTCTATTAGTTCTATTACTTGTGGTATTTCTTGTTTAATACCGATTAAATTCCACCCCATAAATGAGCTATATACTCTATATGACAGATTATTCATTCTATCACCCTCACTATATTTTATTAACACATTAAAAAAGCCATCATAATAGATGACTTATTCTTAATAGATACTGTACTAATGATATAAAGGTTTGTAATTTTACTATAATTACTTTGGCTTAGACCCGGTACTAACCTTAAAGCCCTTCATTTTATATA